CAAGGTGACCGCCGTGTTGGAGCAATGGGGCATGGTGACCACGCTTACCGACGTGGCGCTAATGACGACAAAACACCCCGCGCTTCAAGCCGCAAAAGACCGTTTGGGCAACGCGTCGGCCGAGTTGCAGGATCGGGAAATTCAACGCGTGCTCATGGGGCAAGGCGTGGTTATTTACCCGAACGCCAAAGCGTCGCGCTCGGCGCTTGTCGCGGGCGACACGCCCGGCACGGATTTCATTTCGGGCGTTGTCGCCACGCTCCGGCAACTCGGCGCCCCGACGTTTACCGGCTCCATGTACGGCGGCGTTTTCGACCCGTACACGGAGCAAGACCTAGCCAAGGATCAAACCTTTGTGCTCTCCCACCAATACGCCGAAACAACGGCGCTCTTTAACGCCGAGGTCGGGCGGTGGCGTGGCGTGCGGTGGAAGCGGTCAAACTTGCTGCCGATTCTCTCGCAACTCGCGACGGGTGTCGGGGGCGTTGCCGCGGCGGCAAACACGACGATTCCGCCGGGTACGACGGGTTTTGGCGCCGGCACCACGGTCAAGACAACCGCGGCGCTTGCCGACCCGATAAGCGGGCTCGATACCAAACAGATTACAACGGCCAACGTCACCAACGCCGCCGCCTTCGTGGTCGTTTTCACGATAGACGCGGCGGCCCCCGAGGGGCGGTACAATATTTATTGCTCCGCGGCGGGTGGCACGACGCCGCAACTCTGCGCCACGGTGCAAAAGCCGCTCGGCGCCGCGCTTACCGTGACGATTGTCAACACGGTGACGGGCGCTCCTATCGCCAACACCTACGCGCAAAACCCGAGCGGCGCACCCGCCGGGGCCGACCCGCCCGCCGCAATCAACGTGCATTTCGGGTACATTTTCGGCAAGCAGGCATTTGCGGTGCCGGCCATCGGCGCCCGTGTGCAAGCCACCTTGACGCCTGCAACCGCAAGCGATTCGGACCCGTTGCAGCAACGCCGGAAAGCCGGATTCAAATTCTACACAAAGACGTGCATTCTCAATCAGGATTTTTTCCGGCGCTTTGAGTGTGCGTCGGCTTTCGGTTGATTCCTAAATGGGGCGTCCGCGTAAACATCCTCTCCCCGAGTCGACGGCTCCGGGGCCGGCGCTTACTGCGCTTCCCACGGCCCCGGAGCCCGAACACGACGACGAGGAGCTAACCGACGACGAGCTAGAGCCTGAGCCCGAGGAGCTAGTATCGCTCGCGCTCGATAATGCGCGACTGCGGTTGACGCCGGCCATGGTGGCGGCGCTCAACCAAGCGTGGAAAGACAACGTACGAGCCGACGACGACGAGGGCAAGGCGTACGCCCGGCGTATCGCGGCGCGGCTCAAGCGGGCATCGCACGGCGAGTTACACCCGGGGTGCCACCGTATCACCATTACGGTGCCGACCCTCCGGCGGCGTAACGGGGGCATTTGGTACGTTACCATTAACGAGCGGAAGTACATCGGTAAGGTCGACGTGTGGGAGTGCGAAGCGCGCACGATTTTCGCGCTTGCCCATAACTTCGACATTATCGAAAACGAGCGCATGGATGAAGGTCGCGCCATGCATCCGACCTTTGACCTCGACACCGGCACCGCGATTGCCGAGCGTGCCCGCCTTATCCGTGAGGCATGAATGGCACACGGGCCGACCAAACAGCCGCCTTTTTCGGGTCAGCTAACCCGGGTCACGCGTGAGGGCGAGCAAGGGTCAATCGCGTTTACCGCGCATACGCCCGAGGAGCTAAGGCGAAAGCTCGCGGAAGCAAGCGCCGCGCTTGACGAGCGCATGAAAGCGAATAACGCCGCGCTCCTCGACGCCGCGTCAACCTTCGAGGAGCGGCAAGCGCGGGTGTATGCCGCCGCCATCGCACAATTACGCCGCGAGCTAGGGCTATCGGAGCCGGCGGAACCGGCCGGCGGAAATGGGGCACCAATCGACCATGCCGACGATTCCGCCGGGCAGGTACACGCGGCAGAGAATCCGTGACCTCGCGTTAAACCGGGCCGGTAACCGCGCGCTCGATACCGACGCCACGGATTTTTTGAGTCAACACCTCTTCGAGCTTTACACGCTCGCTGATTGGCCCTTTTTATACGTGTCGGCGTCGTTGACCATTTCGGCGGCGACGGCGGTCCTTCCGGCGGATTTCGTTACGTGTGTCGACGATCACGCCTTACAGATTCTCTCGAATGACGGGAGCCCGACCCCGAACACATTTGCCCTTGAGCTATCGCCCGAGGAGCTAGCCGCACGCTCCGGCCCCGGGATGCAATGCGGCTCCCCCCCGATTTACTTTGCGGTAAGCCGCTCCGATACGACGGCGTTTTTTTTCCCCGACCCGACGGGGCATATGGTGCAAGCGCTCCTCCGGTACCGACGGCTCCCACCCGAGCCGTTAGCGGCCGATGAGCCCGATGATATTCCCGTTTTTCCGTACCATAATTACCTTGTACAAGCGGTGTATGTGTTTGCGCTTGAACATGAAAGAGACCCGCGAGCGCAGCAAGAGGCACAAAACCGCGACACGTTGCTTGCGACTATCCGCCGCGGAGCCTCGCCGCACCGCTCGCAACGCACCGACATTCCGCTTGACCCGGCACACTTCCGCACGCCGTATCGTGGTTGGTCGGGCGGGTGGCCCTCCGAGGGATGGTACTAGATGCCCGGTGATACTGACCGCGAGCATAAGATACCGGTACGCCGCTTTGCGGGTACCATGGTCACGCTCGACCCGGCGTTTACACCGCTCGGATTCCTTTTCTACTGTAGCAATTGGGTACCGTCGCTGACCTACGTCTTGAGTAAGCGCTACGGCTCGCAAGTGTGGCAAACGTTGCCCGGGTCGGTCAGCTACATTGACCGCTTCTGTTATAACCTCGGGTCTGACGGGCACCGCTACTTGTTCGCCATGGCAATCATGGCGAGCGGTGGCGATATCCTGTTCAAGTCGGTCGACGACGGCGCGTTTGCCGCGGTGGCCAACGGTACGTTTGCGAGCCACGGTATGTACTACGGTATCGCGGCCAACGGCGATACCGTGTACGTCGGCAACGATACTGACCCGCTCAAGTACGTGCACCTCGGCGATGCCGCGGTTGACGTGGTGCAACTCGCGCTTGCGAACGACACGGGGCAATCGTCGCAGTGTGTTGCCGATTCCAACTCCAATATCATCGCCGGGGCGTATGCGTACCGGTGGGGCGTGTACGATACCACCGTAAACCGGTGGGTATCGCTCGGCAACGTCCGGACACTTACCACGCCCGCGTCGAGCCGCGTGCACCTCGAATTCACGCCGCCATCCGGCGGGCTCGCCACCGGGCAATCGTGGCACCTCTTCGTTGCCGGCGTCGATCAAATGATCGAGGGGGCACACGATCAAACCCCCAATGGTGTCGGCGCGGGTACTACACCCGTCTTTTCGCTCTATGACGACCCCGTGGTCGACTCGACGGTGGTGCCGATCCCGTCGACCGTGAGCCGCCACGGCTCGCACCTCGTCGCGCATCGTGGGTCGATCTACGGGGCGGGTGGCGTCGGTCCGGAAGGTAACCGGGTGTGGTGTACCTCGGTACTTGTGCCGGGGTTGGAGCAATCGGTACTCGACCAAGGGCTCTTTTTCCCGGCCGGGGCGCTTACGCGCGATTTGGGCGACGGCGTTACCGGGCTTGCCGTCGTGCCGCAAACCTCGGCCGTCGCCGTGCCCACGGCACCGCTGGCCATTTTTACGCCGTTCTCGACGTGGATGTGGCAAGGCGATTTGTCGGGCGACGATCCGACCGCGAACCTCGCGGAAATCTCGGGCGAAATCGGGTGTCCGAGTGGCCGCACCATCGCGTCGACAACCGTCGGGGTGATCTTTTGCGGCAAGCGCAGCGTGTACCTCTTGCAGCCGTCGGCACAAGAGCCAAAGGATATCGGATGGCCGATAGAAACCGCCGTGCGTGCTATTCCATCCGACGCCCGTAATAAGTCGTGGGCGGTATTCCACCGGGGTTTTTACAAGCTCGCCATTGCCTCAGAGGGCGCGGCATGGCCGACGCTGCAATGGTGGCTCGATTTGCGCCACGGGCTCGGCGACCCGCCATCGTGGTGGGGGCCGCACACGTTCCCGGCATACACCGCAAGCGTTAAGTCGCCGAATCACCCCGCGGAAGACGACCGGCAATGGGCGTCGCTTGGTGCCGGCATGGTGATGCTTGTCGACCAAGCGGGCTCGTATGTCGAAGATGGCTCGCCGCCCGTGCCTATCGTGTCGCAATGGCAAACCGCCTACCTCGACGACGCCACGCCGCTCGTCCCAAAGCTCGCCAAGCGCGTCAGGCTCATTGGTCGTGTAGACGCGGATACCTCGGTCGCTGTGACGGTATCCGGCGACGAGGCTGTAACGGCGAGTGGTTTCCTTGACTTTCAGGCATCGGGCGGGGGCGAGTGGAACGTATCCGATTGGAACGTGTCCGATTGGGTAGTGTCGGGCTTGTGGCTCGCCGAGTTAGAGCTATCGGTGCCGGAGATTCGGGCGCGGTCGTTTCAGGTTACCTTGACGCACAGTTTCCCGACGCAAATGGATTTGCGGGATTTTGAATTGCGCGTACAACCGTCGGCGCGGGAAACGAAGTAACCCATGGCAATCATTCAACGGCCCGGGAAAGAGGGCAACGCGACCACGTATCAGGGGAAGGTTGCCGCCGGCTACACGAAGATATTAGCCAGCGAGGTCGATCTTGACATTGAAACGATATATACCGCATGGAACGCCGGCGCCGATAGCGTCAACATTAAGCCCGGGGCAGTCGGCACGTCGCAATTGGCCGCGAGCGCCGTTGTAACCACCGTGCTCGCTGACCAAAGCGTCACGACGCCGAAGATAGCCGATGCGAACGTTACGACGCAAAAAATCCTCGACGGCAACGTAACGCAGTCGAAGCTCAGTGCAGCGCTCCAAGGGATCGTGGGGGGAACCTTTCCGGGGAATGTCAACGCCGTCGCCGAGGTAACCGTATCGCCCCGTGTAGCTCTCACAGCCGCGAGCGCGGTTAGCGTCGATCTAGTCGGCAATACCCCGACGACGCCGAGCGTCGATAACTCAAAACCTGCGTGGATGCTCCGGCTCGATTACGGCTCCGCCGATAACCTACAAGTCGTCCGCTGGCCGACCCCGAATGGCACGGCCGCCTTTCTCTTATTTCTCGACAACGCCGGGAACCTGACCATTACCGGGAAGCTCGACGGGGCATCGCTCAAAAACCTCTCGGTGGCCCGTGCGCAGCTTGCGATCAATGCGGGGAATGGCGCCCCCGTGTACGTGCCGTCGCCAAATTCCTTTAGCCTCTCGACGGCGGGCGTGTGGACGACGTTTGCGACCTTGCCGGCATTGACAACGCGCGGGGGATTCGTCCACTTGTTCGCGAGCCCGTGCGCGAGCGTGAGTATGCCGGGGGCATCGGGCAGCGCGATATGCAGTCAACGATGGTTGCGGGACGGGACGGGGGTCATGTCGGCGTCATTCGAAGTGTCCTCCTCGCCGACCACGGCCACCGGGTTTACGCCGGTGCCGGGTCTGCACTGGCTCGATACCGGCGCCGCGTCGGGCTCGCATACCTACGTGTATCAGGTGCAAGTCGGGGTGGGGTGTACGATGCTTAGCACCAACGTGGCCGATGGGGGCTTCATAGCGGCGGAAATCGGATAGCGCCATGATCGTACGTCGCGCCATTTTTGAGGATTTGCCCGCGATTCGGATTGCGTTTTCGCACCTCGTCGCCGAGCTAGAGTCACACCGGCTCGTGCCGTACCCGACGCACGACGCAACGACGCTAGATGATTTCACGGTGCATCTTGCCGGCCGGCTTATGAATAGTGACCCCCGGCTCTTGCTTTATGTCGCGCTTGAGGATGATACCCGCGCGCTCCTCGGATTCCTCGGGGGCGAGGTCAACGAGCGCTTGTTAGGGTATCCCACGCGCTACGGGGCCGCCCATTGGTTCTATGTGGCACCGGTCGCGCGGAAGCTCGGCGTTGCGCGTGCCCTCGTGCGCTATGCCTGTAGTGACCTCGTGGCGTTTGGCATTACCCACGTTGAACTTGTGAGCCAGACCGGCGACGATCAATGGCTCAAGCGCGGGTGGGCGCCGTTCCTTGTGCATTACGTGCTCCCACTCGAAGCGGTCGCCGCGGGCGCGGCGGAGCGCCCTGTACCGGTCGAGCTTGAGCCGGCGCCCGCGCTCGTGGTGCCGGAGCCCGAGCCCGAGCCGATAGCGGCGGCCAATGGCAACGGCTCTTCCGGGTCGCGCCAACCCAAAAAGCGTAAGGCGTACGTGCCGACGGGCCGCCCGCGTGGTCGGCCGCGGAAGGTACGCCCGCCGATGGATGCAAAGCCGTGCTAGTCACTCGGCGAGCCGAGCGGGTCGACCTTCCGGCGCTCCGCGGGATGCTCTATGCGCTTATCAAAGAGCACGAGGGCAGGTTTCCCGATACCTTTCCGCGGCTCAACCCGGAAGAAGCGGCGATGCATTACGGGGCCGATTGGGAGCGGCGCTTAGGCTTCGATGATGCGTGCGGCGTGTGGCTCGCCGCCGACCGTGACACGAGGGGGTTTTTGGCGGGCGAGGTGTGGTCCCGTGCCGTCGGCGAGCCACCGGCTACTTTCTTCATCGAGTGGGTATATGTCGTGCCCGAGCACCGCAAGACCGGGATAGCGCGTGCGCTTTTTCGGGAGCTAATCCGGTTTTGCCAGCGGCGTGCTATCGGCGTCGTCGAGGGCCGCACGGTACCTGGCGATACGCAATGGAGCGAACGCGGGTGGATTACCACCGCGCTTTGCGTGAAACGCGACCTTGACGCGCTCGCTCGGGATGTGGCGGAAGAGGAAAGGGGCGTATGAATACGCTAGACTCCCGGCGCTATCACCGGGCGCCCACTCCCGAGCGGCTCCGCTTCTACGGGAAAAACCAATCGAGTACCTCGTTACTCTCGCCCTTTGGGAACCTTCCGCAACAGTTGGCGGGGCGTATCTCGCGGCAACAACTCTCGCCGCTCTTAATGGGGCTCGGGCTCGGCACCGGCCGCCAAGCGCAGAAATTACAGCAACAGATTAATAGCGGGCAAGCGTCGGGGCCGCTCGCGTCGGCGATAAAGCAGATACAGCAATACGCGCCCGGGGTGATTGGCGGGGCGCAAGGTATCGGGCAGCAAGTAGCGCAGCAAGGCGGCCAAGCCGTCAACCAATTAGAGCAGTCGATTGCCGCCGCGCAGGAACAATTACCGCAATGGACGCAAGCCGCACAGCAAGGATTGACGGCGTCGGAGCAAGGATTGACGGGCGCACAAGGCGCATACAACCAAATTCAGTCGCTCATGCCCGGCTTAACCCAAGCCGGGCAACAAGGCATGGGCGCCGCGCAGCAAGCATTGACAGCCGCACAAGGCGCCCTTGGCGGCCCGGCGCAGCAAGGCGCGCAAGCCGGCTTGACGCAAGCGCAACGGTTCTTGCAGCAACAGGCGTCGCCGATTGCGGGGGAGGATATTTACCAAACTGCCGCCCGGCGTATCGCACAGCAAGTGAACCCACAAGCCGCCGCCCGCGGGCTTGAGGGCGGCGGTGGCGGCCAGCAAATGTTGACAGAAGCCAACATGAATCTTGCGGCGCAAATGGCGCAAAACCAAGCGCAAAATCAGCAAGCCGCCTTGCAGGGTTTGACCGGGGCGTCGTCGAATCTCGGCAATATTACGCAGCAAGGAATCACCGGCATGGAGGGTGCCTCCCAAGGGGTGCAGCAAGCGGCGCAAGGCGAGGGGCAAATTGCCGGCTTACCGCTCGGGTTTGTGAATGCGTTACAGCAAGCCGGGCAAGGGGTGCAGAGTGCCGCACAAGGGGGCGCTAATATTGCCATGCTCGGGCCGCAACTCGCCGGCCAGCAAGCGAACGCCATACAGCAACTCGGCCAAACGCTCATGCAGCAATACAACTTGCCGATGCAGGCAACGGGCTCGCTCCTCAATATTCTGACCGGTGGTGTCGGCCCGGGAACACAACTCACGCAAGCAACCGCACCAATCGGGGCGCCATCGTCGAAGGGAACGAATATCCTTTAGGGGTGTACTATGGGGTTTCTCGCTCCGGTGCTTGGCTCAATTGGCTCTGCCGCGGGTACGGCGGCGGGCGCTATCGGCTCGGGGCTCGAAGGTGCGGCCAGTACGCTCGGGAGCCTCTTTACCGGCGGGGGCGGTGCGGCGGCGGGCGGTGCGGGTGCCGCGGATACCGCGGGCGCGCTTGCCGGTGGGAGTGGTGCAGGCTCCGCGTTAACGAATATCGCCCATGCGGTTACGGGCGCGGGTGCTCCGAGTGAGTCGGGTTATCTCGCAAGCCTCGGGCAAGCCGTGCCCACGGGTGTTGACCTTGTGGGGCCGTCGTCGACCTTTACCGGTGGCTCGGGCGGTGCAGGCTTCTTAAAGGGGCTCGTGCAAGGGTTTACGGGCACCGCGCAACAACTAGCGTCACCGAGCGCGGCCACGTCGGCGGGAACGGGGCTCGGGCAATTGTTTTCCGCCCTCCAAAACATGCCGCAAGCGCAAATGCCGCAACCCGGTCAAACGCCGCAACCCGTGGTGACCGTCGGGGATATCGGGCACGCGGCAACGCGGCTCATGTCGCCGGGGCCGTCGGGCGACCCCTCGACGGGGCCGATTATGAATCTAATAGGGCAACTCTTTAAAGGCTTCTGACAATGGGCGGCAACGCAAGCGATACGCTCGGCCACGTCGCCGGGTACGGCCTCGGGGCGCTTTCCGCGTTGACTTCGATTAAGGGGGGCGGTCTACAGAATTGGCTCTTGAATCGGCAACGGGCGGTTGAGGACCCGAGTATCCGCGCGTCGCTCGTCGGCTCGCCCGTTGCGTCGGGCATGCTTTTTCAGAGTGGGGGCGACGTTGCCCCTCCGGGTACGATGCCGGCGGCCGGAAGCGTCGCCGCGCCGGATGATATCCGCTGGCTACAGCAACAAGCCCCCGCCCGGCGCTTCATACCGGATTTGCCGCCGCTCCCGGCCGAGCAACAAGTGCAGACACGAGCGGCGCAAGGGATTGTTTCCGGGTTGCAATCGAGTGACCCCCTTGTACGGGCACAAGCGAAAGTTGCGGGCAAGGTTCCGCTAACCGGCGAGGAGCAAGACGCAATCGTCGGGCGCGGCAGGCAATTGCAAGGCGGCTTAGGGCCGGGCGGTACGGTCGGTATCGAAACGCCGGGCATGCCGATTACGATTGGCTCGCCCTACAGTGTGAGCCCCGGCGTCGCGCCCGAGGAATTTGCGACCTATGGCGAAGCGGCGGCGGCGGCAAGCCAACGCGGTACGGGGTGGACGGTGCAGCAAACAAACCGCGGCACATGGAAACCCGTGCAGATCACGCCGCCCGCCGCGCCCGCCGCGCCCGCGCCCTACAATCCGAATGCACCCGCCGCACCGCCGAGCCCGGCGGCTCCGGCGCCGTACAATCCGAATGCCCCCGCGCCGCGTGGCGCCGCGCCGACGGCCCCGCGGCCCCCGTTAGCCGCCGCCGCCGCCCCGCCGCTCTTTGCCGGGCTTTCGCAAACAAGCGGCGGCCCACCCGCGACGATTCCGACGCGCACTAATAACCCGGGCGATATCATGGACGGGCCGTTTGCTCGCTCACAACCGGGATACGTCGGCCCCGGGCCGGCGAAACGGGACGGGGGCAACGTCGCCGTATTCGACTCGCCCGACTCGGGTTACAACGCTATGGGCAACCTCTTGCGCGGCAAGGGGTACGCCGGCCTTACGCTCGGGGATGCGGCTAGCAAGTGGTCGGGTGGCGGCTATGGGGCCGATTGGGTCGCCAAGCAAGGCTTTGACCCGTCGCGTCCCGTCAACTCGCTTACGCCCGACGAAATGACCAATTTTACGGGCCGCATGGGTCGCCGGGAGGGGTATCACGGGCCGCCCGCCTCCGGGGCGCCACCCGGTACGGCCCCAGTGCGCGTGGCAACGCCGGCTCCGCCCCCGCGGCCAGCACCGCGGCCTGTGGCGCCGACGGGTACGCCGGGGCTCCAAGCGGGGCGACCACAAGTGGCGCTTGCCCCGCCGCCCGCGCCGTACATGGGCGCTCCGTTAGACCCGAACGCGCCCGCCCCCGGTGCGGTGCCCGCCCGCGTCGGCTACCCGTCGCCGGCATTCGGTGCCGAGGGGCAACCCGCCGCCGCGCTTCCGCCGCCTTCGACCGTGCCCGAGTATGCCCCGCCGCCGTCGGCACAAATGCCCGGCGGCCCACCCGTGCCTCCAACCTCGACGCCACCGCAACGCGCCCCGACGGCCGTCGAGCCGACGACGGCGGGCACGGCGGCCATGCCGCTGCGCTCAATCTCCAAGCGTGGCGCCGACGGGACCGAGTACACGTACACCTATGGCGAGCCGAGCGAGTTCGAGCGGCAAATGCGGGAAGCGGGCATTAAGAGCTTTGACACCGCGTCGGATGCACAATTGCAAGATTTGCGAGCTATTCAGCAACGCGACAGCATCCAACGGCAATGGACTACGGAGGAAGTGACGCGGCTTGCGCGGCCGGCGTCGCCGGGCGAAGCGAACGGCACGCAAAACATGGCGTCGCTACATGACGCGCTCCGTAAATTCTACTACGATTTCCCGACACCCGCCGACCGTGACAAATACGTCGGGTATCTCGCCCGCCCGATTAGTGAATGGATGAGTTACCTCCGCACAGACCCCACGTTCGAGCTATTCGTAACGGACCTATCCCCGTTCCAAAATTTCGACCCGGCAAAAGAGGGTTTCGACCAACGCGAGCAATCGCAACTCGGGGGCACCGCGCCGACGGGCCACGAGCGGAGTTTTTACGGATTCGAGCAACACCTGTTCGATTTTGATCAACTCTTGAGCCACAATTACGGCATGCGGCTTGACTTGCAACGCATGCCAGTCGGTCAGGAAACCGCCGCGTGGGCGCAGCAGCAGAGTGACAATTTCATGCGCGAGTTTATCGAGCGGCGGAATAATCCCGCCGTACGTGCCGCGATGGGGTTGCCGCCATTGCAAAACCGCGCGCAATCGCAAGCCGCTCCGCCGCCCGCGACTACGCCACCGCCCCCACCCTCGACACCCCCGGCGAGCGCGCAAGCGCCAATTGTGTACTACGGCCACACCTTCGACCAACCGTAAGCGATGGCCGACGCTGCACCGCCAACGGACGCGCCCATATCGACGCCGTATCTTGTGCAGCAAGAAAACGGCGCTCCCTCGACGTATTACCTGCATACCGACCGGCCGCCGACGCAAGGCGAGGTTGCACAATACGCGCAATCGCAGGGGCAACGCTTCGCAGGCTTCCCGCAACCCCCGGAGCAAGCGGCACCCCCGCCGGCTCCGGCTCCGACGGCCGACACGCCGAGCCTCGCGAGCCAGGCGTACAATTACCTTTTGCCGCACCGCTCATTCGTAAGCCAACTGCCGAGCATGGGCGGAGCCGTTAGCGGTGGTATGTACGGGGCCGCGCTCGGGGCACCATTCGGGCCGCCCGGCATTATCATTGGAGGGCTCATTGGGGCGGGCGTTGGGGGTGCCGGGGGCGAAGCGGCACAGTATGGGGGCGAAAAGCTCTTAGGGGCCGCTCCGGCAGAGCAAGGCACGTTAGGGCAACGGGTGACGAGCGGCGGTATCCGCGGCGTTGTCGGGGAGGCTTTCGGGGCGCCGTTTCGCGCGCTCGGGCTCGTGCCGGCGGCGGCGGTGCGACCGGTGGCGGAAGCGGCGGGCGAGCTAGCGCCCGTGTTGCGAGGTACGGTGGAAGCGGTGGCCCCGGTGGTGGCGGAAGGGGGCGACGAGCTAACGGCGCAAGTCGCGCGTATCGTTGGCGGCGGCGGTGCCGCGGCGCCGCGTGGGGCCGCGGCGCAACTCGCCGCGCAAGCCGCGGAGCGAGGGAGCCCGCTTGCGGAATGGTGGGCAAAGAATGCCGCTGGCAAGTCGGGGGCGGAGATTGCGAAAGCGTGGGGGGGTGAAACCGCGAAGGACCAAGCCGCCATTGCGGGCGAGCATTTCGGCAACATGCAAACGATCATGGACACGCTAGAGCGTGGGGGCGTGCCGCTGCAAAAGACATTCGACGCGCTCGGGCTCGGGAGCGCGGGCGGCTCACTCACGAGTTACTTAACCGGGCACCCGCTTTTAGCAGGGGCGGGCGCGATTCTTCCGGCGAAAGAGCTTGCGGCGAAGGTCGGAAATAAGCTCGTGAGCGGGCTCTTAACGAGCCCCGAGGGTATGGACGCGCTCTATGGCTTGTCGCGGGGGGCCGACGTTGCCGGCCCGTGGTTAGGCGGCTTGACGCGGGCGGTGGCGCAACCCCCCCTTGCCGGGCAATGGCCCCCGGCAACCGTCATGTGGCCGGCTCCGCCGCCGGCTCAAGCGCCGTAACGGGCGCGGTGCTCGCGGTAGTATCGGCGCATCGCTTCAACCGCGCCCCCGACGCATACGACCGTAAGAGCCGCCACGAGGGGGCCGGCAACGAGGATCACGACGAGGAGCGCCACGAGCCCGACGAGCGCAGCAACGAAAATGCCGACGGCCAACGCGTACCGGTGGGTCGTGCCAAGCCATGCAATCATGCGTGCCTCAAGACGGCGGCAAAGAGGGCGCCGATAGCTAGCAGAATCACGGTTGCCCACGAGCGAAGCTCGGCCTTGGTCGCCATCGCGTTAAACCGCGTGTCGATACCCTCAAAGCGCTTATCGAAGCCGTCTAGCCGCTTTTCAATGCCGTCTAGCCGGCCCTCGATACGGCCGAGGGCGAGCGAGAACGGGTCGGGGGCCGGGCGCTCGGGCATGCTCACGCGGAGCCCTCTAGCCGGCGCCGGAGCGCTTCGAGCAAGGCGAGCGCCTTTTCGACTAGCTCGCGGGTTTCCTCACGCGCCATACTCCCTAAAGCATACGTGCCCGGCCACGTAAGGCGCAAGCGGCTAGCCGGGCTCGCGGGTACCCGTAACCCATAGCACCCGCTCTACCGGTAGCTCGCCGGTTTGAATGGCGACCGTCCGGAGCCGCCACCCGCAGTCACGGGCGCCGGCCCGGCTCTCGTGCCGGTGCATACAGCACCGGGTTTCCCCGTCGGGCATGTGTAGCCGGGCGATGTACCACCCGCCGAATTTGAGCGGGCCGCCTTGGATTGCCACGCTTACGCTCCCCGAGGTGGGGGCCGGGTACCCTCGGGGTTTCATGGCGCCGGCCAATGCCGCGGGTGCGTTCGATTCCACCCGCGCCACCGGCACCGGGCGGAGCAATAGCGAGCGCTCCGCCGCCGGCCCCGGAAGCGGTGCCCACACCCGGGGCAAGTTAGCGTTTGCAACGCATCCGGTGCCCGTAGAGCCCCGCCACGGCTCGGAGCCGCCCCACTTCCCGCACCGCTGGCCCGCATGGTGCTAGGCGGCGTCTTTGGGGGCACCCTCGGCCGCCTTGCCGCGCTTCCCTGCCCGTTTTTTGCCCTGGCATTGGTCGAGGTGCTCGCGTAGGGCCGAGCCGACCCACTCGGCGAGCGTAACGCCTTGGTCGAGGGCCGTAACTCGTACCCGGATGTGGAGCGCCTTAGGGACGCGCGTTGCGAGTTGCACCGTATCCGGAGAAAATTCCTTGCTCATGGTTTCCCCTTCCATTCGTCGGCCACGAGCCGGCGGCAGTGAATCACCACGCCGGGTTTTGGCCCGTAGCGCTTGGTTGCGGTTTGCGTGACTACCTGCGAGTCGTCGCGCCAGAGTAAGCCCGTGGCGGCATCCTCGACGGCTCGGAGGAGCTTCGTCGTATCGGGCCGGGTCGCCGGGTACTCGGGCGCCTTGGGGCGCGGGGTGCCGTCGCGGCGGAGGTGGATTTGGGGCCGCGGTAGCTGAAAATACACGGTTAGCTCTAACGGCCCCTCAAGAGGCGGCCCGGGATGCGCCCGCGCGATAGCGTCTTGCACCCGGGCTCGCCAATCGCGTCCCGCGGCCCCCGCGTCGTCGGTTACGACGGGCCGGCGCTCCGCCCCCTTGCCAACCAAAAACACGCGCTTGCTTCCGGCCGGTTTCGGGAGCCCGCGCACGTCGACCACGACGACGGCGGGAAGCCCTAGAGTGCCCGACGCCGGCATATGAGCGTGTGGCGGACCCATCGGCCACACTCCGCGCATGGCCGGTCGGCGAGCATGAGCGTGGCAAGTACGACGGCGACGAGGAGCCACGGCGACATCGGCCACATGGGCTAGCGCTCCGGGCCGAGCCCGGGGTGTGGCGAGGGCCGCGCCTTGGCGCCGGCAACCCGGAGCCGTTCTAGGCGCCACCACTCCCGGTGCCGGGGGCAGAGCCCCCACCGCACGGTGACCCGGCCGTCGGTATCGGTCGACCGGCTCGCGTGGTAGCCGTCGCACCCGATGGCCGCGAGGTAGCGGCTAGGGCGCTTGGTCGGGTCGGCATACGCGCACCGCCCGAGCGTACACGAGGTACGTGACGATAGCGCCCGCGCCCATCCCGGGTCGAGCGCTCCGGGCGGCTCGGGCGGTTTCCCCTCTTTCCCCCCGCACCCCCCTTGTTTCTCTTCCCTAGCCCTCCGGGGGTCTAGGAAGGAGTCCCTACTTTCTTCGTCTGTCTGTACCGTAGTTCTTACAGTAGGGGCTGTGGATAGTGTTGATAACTCCTCTCCGATTGGCTCCGCCACGTCCACCATTCGCCACCTCAACGCGCTACCATGTTAGGCGCGCGGTTTCTGTCACCACTTTGTCACCACTAGAAGCAATGGCGCCCCATGGCGCCCCATGACTCTAGTGACTTAAAGTGAGGAAATCCGTTGCTTTAGGTGGGGCGGTGTGGGGCACCATTGCCCCACGTAGTGCCTTTTAAGCAACGGGTCACAGGTTCGAATCCTGTACGGCTCACTCGTCTTTTCCACCACTTACGACCTCCTCTCTAGTCCGACCGCGGCCGATTGTCACCACTTTGTCACCACGAGCTTGCCGCGCGACCCGAAACATGCCGTCGTCAAGGAGCGCGACACCGACCCGCGGGCGGGCATTAAACGCCGATCCGTAGGTTCCAATCGTGGTGTTGATATCCTTGTGGCCCATTTGTTGCTGTACGTACTGCGGCAATTCACGGGTGGCGAGGGTCGAGCCGAAGGTGTGGCGAAGGTCTTGGGGGGTGACTTGTTCGAGCCCCGCCGCCTTCGAGAGTCGGCGGAATGCGCGGCGCACGTTGGCACCGTCGAGGGGTGTTCCCTCCCGCGACGCAAAGAGCCACCGCCCGAGCTTCCGGCCCTCGGCCGTCGCTACCACCTCAAGACCCGAGATATGCGCTTCGAGCACCTCGGCGAGCCCCGGCG